CGTTGTTCCGGTTGTTGTTGCTGATTCTCCTTCGCCTTCGTCAATCAATGATACTGATGTGGTTAGCAGCTCCTTTTGCTTGAACAATTCTGCTAGCTCTTTCCGTAAAGCTCTAGCCTCATTGGTTATTTTTGATACTCCTAACCCTCTGCCGCTTACATTTTTTAATGCTTCCTCGGCTTTCCTGTCTAGGATTATTATATTTTTAGTCATCTCTAAAATGTCACCATTTAGATCGGATAACTCTTTTTCTCTTAATTCCTTTTGAGTTTTTCCCAAATTCATTAAAGCTGTTCTTTGTGCGTTAACCTGCTCTGTTAATTGCTTAGTTCTCTTTTCAGCCTCAGTTTCAGCTTTAGAATAAGACAGTATAGCTACTGTCGCTAGGACGGCAACACCTACAGGCCCACCTAATAACGCAAGTCCACCCCTTAACGCGCCAGATGCTCTACCTGCTATTGTTGCGCTTGCTGCATAGGCTTTGTTTGCTGCTGTGGCTCTTAGTGTTGATGCGGCTAAAGTGTTGTTTGCCACGGTCAATCTATCTCTAGCTATTTTAGATTTTACAATTCCACCGGATGCGTTAAACGTAGATGCTGCAAGTGCCTGCTCTGCTTTTGCCGCAGTTAAAGCGGATGCGGCGTTTGCGTGTTCTGTTCTTACTAATGCTATACTTGCCGATGTAGATGATATTTTTGCCGCCGTTGCAGCTACAAGCCCACTTAGTAATCTAGCACCATAAATGCTTGCTGTTGTTGCCGCTGCAATTACCAATAAGTCTAAGTTTTCAGAAAGAGCCACAACCGCATCACCGGCGAACGTCATAGTCCTGGATATATCTTCATTGGTGCCAACAAATTTAATCGCATTGTTTCTAGCTAAAGTTAGGCTGCTAGCAAGTGTAACAGTTGCTTTTGCAAATCTTTTATCAATAATGTCAGCGCCTTTCAAAGCTGCTTCAAAAAATTCTTTGGATGTGACCGTACCCTTTCTAACTTCTTCTCTAAGCTTATTTACCGAACCTTTAAATCTATCAGACCCTTTTGAAACGGCTTCAAGAAGTGGTCTTGCACCATCGATTAATGAGTTGAATTCCTGAGCTTGTATGACCGAGCCGCCAATTGCTTGCCTTAGCTGCAATAATGACCCAGCCGCTTCTGCCGTGCTTGATCCTTGTACGGTGATGGCTTTAGATGCCAACTCGGTAAACTTTGCTATATCGTTCTGAGATGCGCCTAGATCTGTTGAAGCGGCTGAAATTCCTCCATATAGCTTTGCTACTTGCTCAAGTGGTGATCTTGCTTCTTGAGCTATTCTAACTACGTCTGACTGCGCTTTGAATAGGCTTTGAGTTGATGTTATAGAAGTTGCTAAGGAATTATTTACGCCTTTCCATGCGTCAGAATAAGCGGCTATTTGACCTATCTGTAAGGCGGCTGCAACAGCGATCACAGTGCCTTTAAGTTTACCAAATGATTTATCTGTGTTGTCTGCCGATTCACCAAGACCTTTCATTTTTCGATCTAGGCTTCCGACTCTGCTTTCCGCTTTACGGCTATCGATTTTAATTCTTATTGTTTTTTCGATAGCCATTATTTTTTCATTCGCCTTTTCATTTTTTCTGATTCTTTTCCAAGCCAATAAGAATCAACGTTTTCAACAATTTCAAGACATTTGTCTATATTTGCTATCCCTTCAATCTCGTCAAGTATATCATTTTTTTGTAATGGTCGGTATTCTACCCTTCGCCTGTTGAGTTTTGAGAATGCGGAAAATATAACCCTGCTTCTATCGTTTAGTTTTGGGCTTTCTTTTTCGTAGTCTATCCCTAATGCTTTACACTGTACGCGAGCAGTACGATCGTCCTTAAAATCATCGTACCACTCTAGGGCTTTTTTATTTCTTCACCGTCTTTGTACGCCTCATCTGATAAATAGTTTTCGTAGTTTGCGGCGTGCGTTATCAGTACAGTATTCAGGCTCATCCAGTACGACTCATTTAGAAATAGCTGTCTGGAAAATGCCGGTGTAAATTCCATTTCTTCGCCGTTCTCGTCATCAGTGACGTTTTCCCAGTTCACTACGCCATAGTAAGCAAGCCAGTTCGCTATGATTTCATGCTCGTTCACTTCTGATGGCTTTGGGAAAATTCCATAAAGCTTTTCGCGTATCTCTGCCATTTCTGCCATGGCTTTTTTAGTGCCACACCTTGCCACATAAAAAGTCATTTGAGCCACGTAACATGGAGAACCGACTTCCTGCTTTTCCAGATCTTCACGATATAAATCAAGGCTCATAATTAAGCCCAGTTTCTATAGATCACCGCTGTGAATCCCCTTCCGTCCTCTTCTGCCGTGTATGTCATATCTGCATTTGCAACCACGTTTGTACCGTCTGGTATTTCGTGCTCAGTGATGACCGCTTGAGGGATTTCGATAATCGTATAGTCGCCGCCTCCGTGATCTAGCTCGATAGCAATCGCCACTTTAGTACCTACATTATATAGGTCTCGCCATACTAACGGCGCATCAATGGGTAATCTTGCAGCCAAAGATCCTGATAGCGTCATGTCACCATTTGCAAATTGCTCACCATCACATCCAGCGGCGCGATCAGATTGAAGGTTGTTTGAGAACTCAAAACCTGCTGATTTAATTGTACAATTAGAATCAACCCCATCCACCCAAAATCTGACTACATTATTAATATTACTTAGAAGGTCGCTAGCATCTAAGGTGTTGTCAGTTTGACCTGATATTAAAGCAGTTCCAGCGGTTAATGATTCAGCCATCATTGAGAACGAGCTAGTCATAGCGCCAGTTTCGCCAACTTCAATGGTTGATGTGTTGAATTGGCCGTCGTAAAAAGTTTGGTAATCGATCGATCCGGCTTTTGATGTATCAACAATCCTTGTCTGGATAGCATAATAAGAGATAGTTGATCCGGACGTTGTTCTATTTGATGTGACCGTAACAGTTGCGCCAGCCGCCTCGACAGCCGCCGGTGCGGGCGATGTTTCAATGTCTTGATTGCTGTTATAAGTGGTGATCTTATAGTTTCTGTTCAATGTTGCATCTGCAAAACCGCTGACAAAAATATAATCACCTACTGCCATGCCTGTGAAGGGCGTGCCAACTGCATCGACAAAGCCGTTAGCATCTGCACCGATGGTTGATAGCGTTGCAGTGCTTGTAACCTCTACACCTTGTATCGCATCAATCATATAACCAAACGTTTGCTTCGAGACTTCAAAACTTAGCTCTGCGGCATAGCTCTTTGAGTCTTCTATATTCGATCTAGCTTGTCGATTACTCTTGACCTCGGAAGATTGCACGTAAGACGTGGTAACTCTAGCCTTTCCCTCATTGCGTCTGAATTGATCAAATGCTGGTGTAGCATCAATAGCACCTTTTGCAGTTTGCTTCGATAAAAATACTGATATGTCGTTACCTGATAATAAACGTGCCATTTTTAAGACTCCTGTTTAGATTTAGATTTCTTTGGCTTCTTTACAGAGTAACCAACTTTTTCAAACTGTTTTCTATTCTCAATCGGAATAGTAACGCTGACTTTGTTTTGATACATTTTAATTAATTCACTCACTTAAGCACCCTCATAATAAAAGTCCACGTTAATTTGCACATTGTACCATGAACCCTCTTCATTATTATCCTGGATCAAAGCCTCGTGGCAATTAACCCCGCCGAATCTAAGATTTTGGTATAACGCTGCTATTTCTTCGGCTTCCAATAATTGCTCAATGACATTTGAATCAATCGGATAAAACAAATCGATAACAAATAACCCGTCTGAGCGTTTCCAACCACCACCAGCCTGTACGTTGTTAGTATCTTGATTGATAACCGTAGCTCTCAACCATTTAGAATTGTTTGGCGTTGTAAAAGACTTATTTGGCAGTTTTACATTGCTTGTACTGTAACCGGTAGGCAAATTGTCCATTAGCTTTTGGATTAAAACTAGATGAGCATTGGCTGTAGACGGATTAGCCATTATCTTTGAGCCAATTTAATAGCAGTTTCTACAAACTTTTTAGGTGCTTGCTTGCTACTACCGTTATTCAATGGCACGATGTAAGGTAAATTATTCGACACCCAAAATACTGGATATGGACTGCTTTTAAGTATAGTGCTTGATGCTAGGTTAATTGTAACGCCGCCGCCCTTGTCATTAACTGCAAGTTTGGATCTCTCTGGTCTATCTTCTGAGGCTTGCCAATTCGCCCTTGCTCGACCGGTATCGACAGGCGTAGCTAGCACAACATTCCTAACAAACTTTAAAGCAGTCGTCCTAGTTTCGTTTGTTATTTCGACTGCCATTTCACCAGCTATCGATAAATCATCTTTAAAACTCATGCGCGCCTCACAGTCAAAAAATAGGCTGCATCGGCTGGATCTTTTTCTACGTTAATAATTTTATGTATCACGCCGTCAAAATTCAGATCAACATTGCCGACATTAGGATCAGTGTTCCATACACTTACATTGGTAAATAACAAAAAGTCACCAATCTCAATCATGGTATTGTCAAACATTGAGAAGTCTAAAGTTAAGGGAATGGCAAAGTTATTGCCTGAAACTGGATCAAGTGTCCATTCAGGTGGATTGCCAAAAGGTACATCGACAGCCGTTCGCATGATTAACGACTTTTTAAAGTCGGTAAAATCATCATCCATAAATGAGTTTGCTAGTGAAACAAAATCGCTTTTTAGTGCATTAGTCACCTAGCACCTCACAGTGCGAGAGAAATTACCTAACAGCCCACCAATAGTAAAGCCTTTCAACCAATTATCAGCGAGAGGAATTGAGCGTATTGTTCTAGAACCGTTTTCCGTATATTCGGTTTCTGTCTCTAAAGGGCCTAGCTTTCTTTTTGTCTTCTTTACTTCTCCCGTCAATGATGGCTCTGGTGAAATAGTAGAAACAATTTGAGCGCTTGCATATTCACAGATAGCGTTTTGTAATTTAGTTGGTATTTCAGTTTGTTCAATCACACGACCTTCATCATCAAGTATAGAGCTTCGAGGCCAATCTAATTCCTGAGCATCATCAACAATATAACCTTTCCATCTATTCATTAAATCAACATATTGAGTAACAATAACTAAAGCCGCTTCAATAACTGGATCAGTTTCCGCAACTGTAACGCCTCTATCTAACCAATAAGCCTTGTAATAAGCCACGGTTGTATAAGAGGTCGCGCCAGCCACGATTGTTCCATCTTCAACGAGAAAAGCCATCAGTCAGCCTTTTTGCTCGCTTTCTTTGGCTCTTTCTTTGCCGGTTTTTCTTCATACAGTAGATGTTCTTTTTCGTCAAAGTCTGATTTATTGATAATGCAATAACCTTGCTTCGTATCTGCTTCAATCTTGACCGTTTCGCATAACATAAAATATACCTATAATTAGGCGGGTTTTTACGCCCGCCATTAGAATTAACCTAGATTAGTCACAACGTGCTCAGGCTTGATGCCTTTAACACCCCAAGCCAATGCGACCTCATAACGTACCTTACGCTGACCAGCCCATACAGATACCTCAAACGCTAGCCCTGACATTGGATCTTGAATAACCGTAGAATCGATACGCGCATCACCTTCTTCTGGCATTGCAGGGGCACGAGTCACTAACTGAATAGCGCCTTTGTCGAATGCGGAGTTGGCAACAAATGCAGCACTACCAGTAACAGCTTCAGTACCAGCCGTTGCGATAAGTAAGCCAGGTGCAGCTATGATTACATCGCCAGTAGTTGACGCACCGATAGTTACATCAGCAGCAATTACATACTTATTAGTATCACCAGCGAAGACAATAAAATCACCTTTCAGAGCGGTTAAACTAGATGCCGCTGCGGTAGTGATATTGATAGTGGTTGCGCCGATAGCGTTTGCGCCAGTCACTGTTACAGTGCCTACGATTGCATTACCTGCTAAGTTTGCAGAGTTGCCGGATTCGCGTAAAGACATTCCATTTAAAGGTCTAGCGCCAATCATGCCTTGACGTAACAAGCCATCATCACCAGCTTCGTTAACATTGGTTAATTGAGTCAACTTGTAAAGCGCCGCACCCGCTGAAGTATCCATAACATATTGCAAGTCACCCATTG